TCCTATTTTTATCTAAAATATTTTTAACTTTCTTTCTCTCTTTCTTATCTTATTCGGTCACTTATTTTAAATTTTAAACACTTTATGCTAGTTTCTTTACTTGTTAAGATAGGTTAGCATTATCCTTTTTAACAAGAGCCTAATTTACAGTAGACTTCTTACTCTTTCCACCTTGGTATGGGTTTTGATTTTTATTGTTAGGAACACATAAGTTTTTACGTCATCGATTGTCAATCTAAAACAACATAACAGGTACAGAATCCTACTAAGGTTATTCTATATTTATTATGCTGACCACCCCTACCACCTCAACTACAATCGGTGATTCATTAGTTCCTCGCAATTAGAATGTTCTAAACACATCGTGAGCCTATGACATTTTCTAAAAAGTATCATATTTATCTTGGTGTTAATTAGGTTCAATAACATCTGGCTTATATGTTTTATCCAACATATATTAATTCATCTCAGTAAAATCATTATTAGCCAATCCAACTAAAATACTTTCAAGCTAATCATCAACGCCTTCCATATCTCCTATCCTAGTTGAAACATAACGGAAGATATCATCATCTTAAGGAGTTGAATACTAAGAGAATTAAAGTTATTTATATTTTCTGCCCACATAAGTTTCATTTTATTCTAAATATTCCATTCCCAAAGAATCAGAACATTTAGGATGATATTATAAAAATTCTTTAATAAATTGAAGGCCTGGTCCACTCAAAAATATAGAATTGGTACAAGATTACTTTAACATATCTAATCTTACCTCGAAATCTTATAATTTCTAAAAAGGATATTTAGAATCAGTAAATTATTAAGAAATCATAATTCTAGGTAAATTACGAAATAATCTTATTCCAACCTCTGGAAAATAACAACCATTCAAACTAAGGAAGGTAAATACTTCATTTGAAAATACTAATCCCTTCGTTACTTATCCAAGACCATGAACCATAAGGCTTTTATCTGTAGTATACACACGATAAAAGTTTCTTTCAAATTTTTCCTTATTTTTGTTTTCTGTAATGGACAAAACATCATCTCCACAAACAAATAAGGAATAGTCTTTAATATTAGATAAATAATAAGAATATTTCAAATAAAATATAACCCTCAAGGTATTTCCAAAGGTAGTTCTAGTCGGATGACCAGAAAAAACTGTACCAGTAATCTTTGCTTTTAAAACCTTCTTTTTATTATCGAATCCAATAATATATGCATCAGGGCTGAAAACCATGTTACGGATTCTATCTCTCTAAGCCTCGGTCAACCAAGATTCTCTATCGAAGATTTTATCTATTACCTACGTAATTAGATAATTATCAATAGAATCTATAAGAGTTTTGTGTTATCTAGAATCGTGAGCATCACCATCATTACTAATAAACAAAGGATCTTTATATTTTAAATACTCACTCGTGATAGCAGCCTCTTTTTATTGTAGATCCATATCTCCAATAAAATGACTACAAACCCTCTTCAAATTCTTCTTACAATTATATGCAACCCATCCTCCATAAACTTTTAAATATCCAGAAGGGTTAAATATATTACGCGATCTCTTTGAAGTTGGTTCGGATCCTGAAGAGATATGATATTCTCCACTCTTAGTGAAGACTTCATAAGTAATATCTCTTCTCATAGTCTTTTCATCAACTGCTTCATGCTTAAATTTTTCTAGATAGTTGGCATACATTTTATGTTTCTATGCATCCACTTCTCTTATATGTTCCATATATTCCTCGAGAGAATATGTTTAGAAATTCTCTATGAAATCAAAAACAAAATCAGATTCTTAAAAATACCGTCGGAAAGATTAGAGGTAATTATAATCACATTAAGTTTTTCCTCCTCCCTATCTACCTATCAAACCAGCAAACAAATTCATAACACATCTATCATACGCCCAGAGATTGGTATCAGCATTAGTGTTCAATAATTTTCTCTTTGAATATGAAGATCCGCAGGAACAGTATTTGTTATAAAAATTATAAAAATCTGAAATGGAGTCGAATTGCCTTTCTTTACCTTCGTAATCGAAAAACTTCAACTCTGGAATCGATACATAAGATCTTCCTTAATAATCATAATATTTAAGATCTTTTTAATGTATTGATATATGTTCTTCTCCTCTGAGTTAGAACCTTCTCATGACTGCTCTATCAAGTGCTTTCATAACAAAGTTATAAAATTTGTTATAAACTGAAGATTATTTGAGCCAGTCAGCGTATTATACTAGGTATCTATAATACGACTTGTACACAAAGAAGACAATAGTAGCAGCTATAAAGCTAACTAAAACAACAAAGAATGTATTAACAGCTTCTTTATGTTGGGTAGGTTTAATCAATTAAGTTGGTAAATAAGCTGGTATCAAATATTATCTACCCAATTAAGTAACATTTGATAACTCGGAAGCCATATGGAATTCATGCAAACATTCTCCATAAGGGTCATTATAATCTTTAGCTTCCTTTGTAACTGTAACAAAATCTGTGGAAGTGCACATTATCATTTAAAATTTAGTATCTTGGTCTTTTTAATTAGCAAATTTAGTTGAAAT